CGTGAATATGCTTGAGCGATAGTGAATGGGCTCAATGCTTCTTGACCAGCAGTAACGCTAGTTGCGGCAGCAGAGTTATCAACTAAGCTTTGTGCGTAACGTACACGTAGTGTATGGATCTGACCAACTGGGCCAGTCATTGGCTGAACACCAACCAACTCGTTAGCGATAACTGTTGGCATAACACGACGGATAACTGGAAGAATCACACGGTTTAATGTAGCGATGTTACCAGCTGTAGTTGTACCTGCTGTAGATTCAGCAAGAAGTTGTTTCTTAGTGTTTTCTAAGATAACACCCATAGTTGAGCGGCGAGTGCCTTTTAAGCCTTCTAACAGGGCATCTTTGGTCTCGTCCCAACGGCTTTCTAATAGAACTTTTGACATTATTATTTCTCCTAAATGTATGTCTTTAATTTTTATAGCCCTGCCAGACGCTTGATATCGATGACGTTATCACGTCCTTCGACTTCAATTTCTTGTTTGGCAGCTTGTTTATCCCCAGTTACTTCTTTGCTTTCGCTGATTAAAGTCTTTACAGACTTCTTTTCTGCTCCAGTATTAAGTACTGCTGGTAGATACTTATCGAATGCGGCTTGCAACTTAGTTGTTTGCACACTTTCTAGTAAGCTCTGCATTGTCTTTGCCTTTTCCTCATTTAGAGTACCTAGCAAATCAGCCATAGTCTTCTCACGAAGGTTAGACTCTTTGATAATGCGAACTTCACGTTCTTTTGACTCTACTAATTTCTTAGTATTTTCAATCTGTTTCTGTGATTCAGCTAATTGTTGATCCTTCTCAGCTAATGCTTGCATTAGCTTACGTGTTTCTTGTTTCTCACTTAGGTGAGTAACAGAGAATTCACTAGCGAAAGATTCGAAAATACGGCGACCAAAGTTATTTTCTTTAGCAACTTTAATATCTTCTTTCAATTGGCTCATTTCACCCTTTAACTGACCTGCTACAGCGGCGCTAACTTTCTTGGCACTTTCAGCAACAAAACGTGCTTTCAATGCTTCTAATTGCTTACGACCTTCTGCAACTAACTTGACCTTTGCTTCAACAACTGCTTGTTTGTCTTGTGCGAATTCTTTGATTTCACGTGCTAGAGCATGAACAATAAATTGTTCTAGCTTTTGCTGACTTTCTTTAGCAATCTGACGATCGGCACGCAATTCTTTGATTTCTTCGGCTAGTTTAGTAACCATGAAGTCATTGAATTTAGTTGCGTGTTCACGTAGTTTTTGTTGACCTTTTACACGGTCTTCGTTCATTGCAGCCTTTTCAGCACGAAATTCTTCAATTTCTTCTGATAAGCTGTCTGTAACCATCTTGTCAAGGGCTTCAACCATCACGATTCTGTCATGTTCATAACGTTGTGCGAACTCCTCGTGTAGTTCCGCACGAACTTGTTGGCGGGCTTCATTTAACTTTGACTCCCATGCTTCATTTAACTGAGCACCGACTTCATTGTCAATTAGTCCACTTTCAAGTAATGGCTTGATAGCATCAAACATGCTGTTTCCCCTTTATTTGATTTTAAGATCCTTGATAAGGCGCATTACTTCCTCTTTCAAGTATCTCTCTACTTTTTTGTCGCCCTGTGCGTCTTTAGCAATATCCAACAACTTATGACCATGACGCATATTCATCATGCCTTCATAAATTGCTTTAGGATACGCATTGGGTGCGCTTGGTTGAGCAACAATGTCTACAGTGACTATTTCAAAGTCACTTACTTTGCCATCATAGTCATTCACGTTTCCGCTACCACGACTGCTGACGCCGAGTTTCACACCACTCTCCAACATTGTAGTCACTAACTGACCCATTGGAGTTGGTAAAATCTTTAATTTGCCGAAGCCGTTAGCACCGTCCATCCACATTTGAGTAATCATATGTGATACACGGTCTAAGTTAATCTTTAAATCATCTGGGTGATCTACTTCACCTAATACTGAATAACCAGTTGAAATCTGTTCGTTCAATGTCTTTACAGCATTCTCAATCTCGGATACGGGGTAAACACGCTCATTGGCATTCTTTACCCCGCCCTGGATGAAAATCCCCTTCATATAAAGAGATTTTCCTTTGCCTTCACCTTCACTTTCGACTACCATTCCGGCACGGTCGAAAGTTAGATGCTCTTTGAGATACAAAGCCATTTTCTCTCAGATTCTTTCTTAGATACGCTTCTTAGCTGTACGTGACTCAGAAACTGGGCTCTTTGTGTTTACACCAGAAGCTTGTGACTTAACTGGAGCAGGAGCTTTTTCTAAGCTTTGTTTAGCTTGTGCAGGTGCATTCTTGAATGATCCAGCACCTTTAACTTGTGTTTCGCCCTTAGTACCGTAGTTGCTAGGAGCTTTTGGGCTTGTTGGGACAGATTCAGTGTCACCAGAGAACTTAACTGGCTTAGAATCCATACCAGCTTGACCACTGTTAACTAGTGATGGGCTCTTTGTTTGTGCGCCATTGTCACCACCGATTTTAGAACCATATAGGCCTGGAACGTTCTTCAATGCAACTGCTTCCATAACTGATTCTTCTAGGTCGTCTTCTTCCTCTTCATCGTCAGCGGCTTCCATCATATCTTCTTCGCCAGCGCCTTCTTCGTCACCGAATTCTTCTTCACCAGCTTCTTCGCCACCTTCAGCACCTTCGCCGCCCATGATTTCTTCAAACTCAGCCATTAACTGGTCTAGTTTGTCTTCCAAATCAACAACACGGTCTTCTAAATCTTCTTCACCACCTTCGTGGCCTTCTTCATCGTCCATGTCTAGATCGATTACTTCATCATCACCGTCATCAGAGAATTCTAGATCCTCTTCTTCTTCAGTCATGCCTTGTTCTTCAGCACCGATCTCGTCTAGTAGATCACCTACTTGACCGCCCATGCCTTCGTCCATGCCTTCGTCCATCATTGATTCATAGATTTCGCGGCTTTTTTCAACTACGATATCATGGAACAATGCTTTAGCTTGTTCTTCGTTCTCATTGATAATCAAATCAATAAGTTGTTCAAATTTTTTGTTATCCATTGTTTGTCTCCTGAAATAGAATGGCTTTGTAGAATTATTTAGTGGGTATCATAAAAAACAGCACAATAAGTGCTGTTTTTTTGCGTTTTTGCCTTGAATAACTATTTATTGTCGGCTTTAACTTTTATACTGACGGTGCGCCGCCCGCTTCTGCGTTCGCTTGAGGCCCATATTGTTCATGTACTTTCTTCAAGTAATTAACTTTCTCATAGTTCCTAACATCATTCATCTTACGTAATTTACGAATCTGCTTCAATGTTAGTTTTGTTTTACGACTTTCACGCCACTTTGGGCTAGAGTTATCAGATTCAACATCTTGTAACCCTGGAATTGCCGGTTCGTACATTTCAAATAATTTCATAGTTATATATTTATCTAATTACATGCCATTGCCGGCGGGCGCTGGTGTTTGCCCTGGTTGAGGTGTTGATGGTTGCGGTACTTGGCCTGCTGCCGCAAGTTCTGGATTTTCCATACCTGCTTCTTCACCTGCAAGAGCATCTTCACCAGTTTGCGTATCAGTTTCGATATCACCTGCACTGATACCAATGCTACGTAAGTCTTTACCTTGTGGTTCAACTTCAATTTCTTTATTGTTTTCCTCACGCCATAGTTTCTCGTTCTTGTTGATTTCTTCTTCAGTCAAGCCCAAGAAACGTTCTAATGCAAATCGTTTAGATATGTAAGGGTACGCTTCTACGCTAGTAAACGTAGACACACGTGCAGTATCTAGTTCAGTTTGGCGATATGCGGCAAAGTTTTGTGGCGGATTAAACTCTAGAGTGAATAGATTACTATCAATGTTTAAGCCTCTCCAACGTAAGAATAACTTGAATTCTTCATCAAGTTTACGGCTAATATAGTTCTGTAATCGTTCGCAATATTGATTAAAACGGAACTCTTGAATCATTGCAGTACCAACACGACCGTCGCTTAATGGTGTTGTATTGTCATCAGGTCCAGTGGGTAAGTATGAACTTGGTACACGCAAACCACGTGCTAATCTGTTATTGAAGTACTTCAAGTCATCAATCTCACCCAAATTCTGACCACCTGGCAATAGTTCAACACTAGAACCACGACCTTCAGCAGTAACTGGGAAGAAGTAATCTTCGTTCATACTCAATGGATTATATGTTGCATCAACAATCGCTTGACCACCTTGAATACTAGGAATACGTCTTTGGTGAATTTCGTTTTTAATACGATCAACGAATGCCATAGCCATATGACTAGGCATGTTACCAACGTCAATCTTAAACACTCTACGCTCAGGAGCACGTTGTACACGATAGATTAGAACCGCATCTTCAAGTAATTCTTTTTGCTTGTAGACTTTGAAGATGTTTTCTAAGATTGATTGACCAAAAGGCCAGAAACGATCTAGACCTTCTGTTAAGCTTAAATGCACAACATGCTTTGCATCAACTGCGGCTTCGTTGAAACCTAAGCTAAAACGTGATCCTGTTGTGTTATATGGCATACTTGGAACAGTATAACCACCACCTGCTCCACCGCCACCTGTGCCGCCCATGCCTGTTGCAGGGTTAGCGGCAAAGTCTGTATTTGTCTTTTCAGCTACAGTTAGATTTTCCAAGTTAATGTTTAAGTCTTTAACAACATACTGCTCAGGCTTCTTGCCTTCACTTTCGTTAACAATAACTTTGATAACTTTGACCATATCGACCCAGTATAATTTAAAGTTTTCTGGATCACGTACAAATACTTGGTCACCATACTTTAGACAATTTCTAAAGATTTTAAAAACACGTGTATTGAATTCGTTAAGCTTAGACCATTGTTGAAGTTGAGTTTTTAATAATTCAATTTCGTGTGGGGTTGGTTCATCCTTCCAATTTAAGTTGAAAGGGGTTTGATTGTGTTCGTTCTTTTGTGTTGAGAATTCAGCAATGATATCCAAACATGCGTTAATTTCAGCATCAACATCCATCATTTCATATTGATTGTAACGCTCAATACGGTTTGGGTGACCTGTGTAGACTTCAGGTAAACGACTACGATAGTTTTTGTAGCCAAAGTCATCGTTATTCATGCCACCTGTGGCTGAGCCATTTTGTCCTGGGCTACCGTTCCATGCGCCAGTATTGCTATTGCCACCGGCAATAGGACTCATTGTTCCGGCTGCGTTAACTCTGGTAAATCGTTTCTTATATGTCATATTTTTAGGCCTATCTACTATTTAGCGTTAGACCTGTGAATATTGCAATATTTTGTTGCTTGTATTATTGCCATCTTCTAATACACTAATTACAGTATCCAATTTATCTGACATCATTTGTACCATTTCTGAAAGCATTGATACTACATTATCATCTGATGAAACAGATAATGCACCTGATGAAGTTGTAGGTAACTCTTGTTTAGTAGTAGATTGTATGCTAGCAATCAGGTCTGGTATTTTAAAGTCTGGTATTACTGCTTCATCACCATGTAATGTTACTGGATATCCAGAATCTGGTCCTGAAAATAAACCACCATTGGCTGCTTGTGGAGTTTTTAAAAACTCATCCATGTTTTTAGCGTTGGCAGCGACCTTATTCATAACTTCGCCACTTAGATAATCGCCACCTTTGCGAACATCTCTACCTGCAACTTGACTTGTTGCTAACAAGTTAGCATCTGCCTCTGATAGTGGACCGGAACCCAGACCCATTTTAGCTTGCATACTGCCTTTGGTCTTTTCCATATACCACGCAACCACTTGCGATGCAATGTTAGGATCTAATACAGAATCAGGGTCTTTAACTAATCTATCATCACCAAAAATAGCTTGTGATGCGGCAGCATAGTTGTTTTTTCCAGTAAGTTGAATGAATCCACGACCACGGTACTTCCAGCCATCTCCGGGTTCTTTGTTACCCATAGCTTGGCCAATTTTTGTGCCGGCGCCATACATGAATTCACCCATGCTCTCTTGGCTACTCTTAATCTTGTTGAGTTCTTCGTCTGACTTACCTTCAGCACGTGATCCAAATATTTTACGAATACGGTCATTACTTGTTTTAGAATAGTCAAGATTTTCTGATGTGTTCTTGCCACCAGTTTCTTTCATGACGTTTCCTAACACAGCTTTAATGTAGTTAGGATCGTCCATTCCTTTTTTCTTTAGTGCATCTGCAATACTTGATAGGTTATTCTTGACGTTCTGATCTTTTGGTGGAACGGCTGCTCCTCCACCTGCACTTGGGGGTGCGGCCCCACCAGGTGCGCCACCGCCGGCCCCACCAGGTGCGCCACCGCTAGTAATTTTTCTATTAAGATCATCGATACTCATACGCAAGGCGTCTAATGCCTTAATCAATGATGAACTAGTAGAGTCTAGCTTTTTAGTAGTATCTGTATTTTCTTTTTCAGATTTTAATTGTGCTTCTTCAACTTGTTTTTGTTTATCTTTTTCATCAGGGCCGGCGCCAGTTGCTTTAGCAATAGCTTTACTCATTGTCTCCGGGCTAATCAATCCAAATGACAAGCCACTAAGTGCTCCACCTGCCGCTGATGATAGTTTCTCACCTGTAGTAGCTTCTCTACCTTTAATACCTAAGTTTTTGTCAGCTTGATTGTAACCCTGATAGGCGTCATATCCTGCTGAGGCAATTGCCAATGGTGCCGCTACTTTACCCAATACTTTGCCGGCTGTACCTAATACTTTCATTGCAGTACCGGCTTTACTAGCAACACCTGCGGCGCCGGCTGCGCCTTCAGCTACTGTTGCGGCTTTACTACCTACTCCTGCTACACCTTTAATAATACTTGTGGCGCCGCCGATTGCAGACTTAGCGGCTAAATAACCTGATATGGCTAATGCAGCCGCTGTCAATCCGGTTACTGCGGTTGATAATTTGTTGAACCCAGAAAGCAATGGATTGCTTTCCATTAATAAGTTTTCTAATGTCTTGTTTAATTCAATTGTCGCTGTTGTTTGTGCATTTCTAGCAATTTGTGCAGGATCTTCTGCGGCTGTTTTACCTGTCTTACCTTCACTAGGTTTAGCTATACCAGCTTTAGCTTTTTCTCTTACGCTCTTTTCATCAACATCTGCACGTTTTGTAGCCCAGGCCATTGTCTTTTCTGTGACACCCATAGCCTTGCCCAACTCTTTACTATACGCAAGAGATGTGCCCATTTCTTCCTGTTTTCTAGCAATACCATCTTTCAATGCTTGTGCAAAATCAGCGGATACATCTTCACCAGCTTGCATACGCTTTCTGAAGCCATCCATGTCAACGCCCATACGTGCGAATGCCGCAGACTGTTCTGTGATTGCACCTGTTGCTAAGAACTTCTGTAGACCTGATGTAACATCTGCATCACCAATATCAGCAACAACATCAAGCATTTTATTTCTAGCTTTTTGTTCTGCTTCAAGTTGTCTTACACGTTCGGTATTACCTTCTTGTTCAGCTTTCTTAATTTCACGTGTAATTCTAGCATTGTCAAGTTGAATTTCGTATGCAGCCTGAGCTTGTTTTTGCATAGCTTGTGCTTCATCAACGTTCTTGCCAGTAATGGCTGCTAGTTCTAGTAAGTTAGCAGTGTATTCTAGTGATGCTTTTTTACGACCTTCTTCAGTTCTTAACGAACCTACCATCTGCATACCTGTCTGCTTCTGCAAATCTAAGTAGTCAGCCTGGTACCCCATCAATTCTTCTTGACTGACGCCTAATCGTTGGAATGCTTCACGTTGCTCACTAGTGACTGCTGCCATTCTAGCAAACTGTTTTTGTCCTTCTGCAACCGACCCACCTAACCCAATAATACTGTCGCCTGCACGTTTTAATGTCTTAGGTAACAATCCCCATTGTTCGTTACTAAGACCCATGCTTGTGGCCATTTGGCCAACTTCTTTTGCAGTGAGTGCTCCGGCGGCACCCATCTTGTTCATTTCATCAGTGGCTTTTAATGCATTGTCAGCTTGCTTAGTTGCCATTTCAGCAACTTTAGTGAATCCTTTAACTATGCCACCTATAATCATTCCCAATGGGCCAAAACTCTTACCCAATGAGAATGCCGCATCGCCGGCGCTAGACAATGTACTATTGAATTTACCGAATTCTGTAGACGTATTTGTCATTGCGCCTGCAAAATTCTTCAATGCTTGTTTACTGCTATCTACTGCATCATTGTAATTTGCTTGCTTCTTGGCTGATATTTCGTCTGCTATACTTTTGGCTTTTTGAGCTTCAGTTAAGCTGTCGGACGATTGCATTAATTTCTTAAATGCTTCAGCAGACTGTTTACCACCGTTGGACATTGCCAACATTGCGGCAATGTTTTCTAACATTATCTTATTTTGTCTGGTTAGCGACTCTGTTTCGGCTTCTCTGGCTCTGGTGTTAGCCTCAGTAGCTTCATTATTTTGTCGCTGTATTTCTGGATCGTCTGCCATACAATGTATTCCGGTAAATTAAAACAGTGGGTTTTTACCCACTAAATATCATTAGTATTTAGTATTGGGAAAACACCCATTTTTTAACATTAAGGAACAATATGTCAGTAGATAACAACCCACTAAAGCAATATTTTCGTAGACCTTCGATTTACTTGAGACTACCAAGTGGTGGAAAGTATTATGCTGAGGGTATAGTCAACATTCCAGCTAGTGGAGAATTGCCAGTATATCCAATGACTGCAATCGATGAGATTACCAGCAAGACCCCTGATGCGTTATACAACGGTACTGCTATGGCAGAGATTATCAAAAGCTGTATTCCAGATATCAAAGATCCATGGTCTATTAACAGTATCGACTTAGATGCGGTACTGGTTGCGATTAAAACTGCGTCAGGTGGTAATGATTTAACATTGACCAGTGAATGTCCTGCATGCCATGACATTTCTGATTATGGAATTAACTTGGCCGCGATACTTACTCAACTCAAAAGTAGTGACTACGATACAGAATTTGTAATTAATGAACTTTCTATAAAATTTAGACCATTAAACTACAAGGAAATGAACGAGGCAGGAATGTCACAACTAGAGGCACAACGTGTCTTTATGTCACTAGAATCGGAAGAAAACGTTGAAATAAAGCAAAAGAAAACACAAGATGCGTTGAAATTTATCACCGATTTGACGATGAAGATATTAGCCAAGACAATTGTTCATATAAAGACTCCATCTGCATTTGTAGAAGATAAAGGATACATATTAGATTTCCTACAAAATTGTGATAAAGAAACATATATTGCAATACGTGATTACAATGCCAATTTGAAATCTAACAATGAAGTAAAACCATTGCACATTAAGTGTGCTAGCTGTAGTCATGAATATGAGCAACAGTTTACATTAAACACATCTGATTTTTTCGGTTGAAGCTTCTACGCCTAGACCCCGCGGGCGTACAGAAGCTGATTGATGATATGGAAAAAGAATGTATAGCGATAAAGAAAAATGCATTATCTCTATCTTGGTACATGAGGGGCGGTGCATCATATGAAGATGTATTGAACATGTCCGCCGAGGAAAGAAGTGCAGTAAATCAATTAATTGAAGATCACTTGGATACAACCAAGAAATCAGGAATGGCTTTCTTCTAATTAAACCCGTAACTGTTCATTTATCAAAATTTACGGGTTTCTTTTGTTTCTCTTTAAAGATGAACTTCGTTCATCTAACAACTCACTTCGTTCGTTGTTTGTTTTTACGGTAATCAATTCTTTTTTATTTTTCTTTAATAGGAATACTGATTGCCGATTTGAAGCCATGGTAGTGCTATTCAGCACTACCAATGGTTAAGGTCTGCTTGCACGACCGTCATCCATAGTCATTTTTCTCCCGTCTAGTACGCCTATTTGAGACACTAAACGCTACCGGTTGCTCTGTAAAGTTTATGGAGTTGTAGTAAGGTCTATCAATGATCTTTCAATTGATGCCTCCGCAACGCACATCTCACACCGCAAAAATGAAATAAGTGTGAGCTTGTTGAAGGTTCGCTTTGTCGATTGCCTTCTCGGTATCCCAAGAGTATCGCTACTCCCGCTTACTCCAGATCCATCAGCTATCTTTCAAGCTTCTTCAAGGAGGTCCTGCAGCCAGGACAACAAATTTTTACTATATATTAGGTATTAATTGTGAGAATGTTTTGATTTGACTTGGTGTCTGTTGATGTTGAATATGTTTTTAATATATCAGTGTTGTGTTCAAAGAAACTATCGAATTCGAAAATTGTCCAGTCTCCATACTTTTTTGATGTGTAATATAGGAAGTTGTCACTAACCCAAGTTAGTTTGCTCTGTACGCAAACATAGCGTCCTTTGCGATTAAACTTCATAAACAGAAGGTTAACATCGTCAGGATCAGCTACATCCAAGAGTTGGTCTAGCCAACCATCTAATACTTTACATTCTCCTGTAAGTAATAGATGGAACGGAAAATCAGCATAGAATTTGCACTCAATGTTCATTCGTTTAAATGAATGACCTGGAACTACATCGCCCTTGAATGAACGAATTTGTCCCTCATGCAATACTTCTTTGCGTACTTGATTTTTCCCGCCCACATATGCACCGGAACCAGGAGCACGAATGAATGACTCACCGTACTTCTCTGAAAGATATTTAGCGACTTCTCGCTCAAAACCGGAACCTTTTGCTTTTTGTGGACTTGGCATAGTGATACTTATCATAGATTTTACTTAAAGATAATTTCTTTGGTCCACTGATTTTTAAATGTAGTTAACCCATTATTTGACTTGGTACATGAACGTTTACACTGTCTATCTGGATTACTGTCCCATGATGTAATCAATGAATTAAACCATTCTGTTACATCATTGTTGAATTTTTCTTCGGTTTGTAGACAACAGGGCATGAATTTACCATGTGCATCTACATATATACTTTTCTCGTTCATTGCAAAGCAGTCAATCTTACCTTCAGTTGACATAACAGTATTATGACCTGTTGGTGGTTTCAAGTATTCTACAGGGAATCGTTGAAAACGTCTACTGACTTTGGTTCTGAATAATTTGAAATTTAATTCTTTTGCTATCTCTATTGCTTGGTCTACTTGATGCTGATTATGCTCAAACACAATCATTTCCCAGTGAGCATTGCCACCCGCGTCTGTGAATGCTTTTGCGTTTTTGATAATCTTATCCCATTGAACATCTACACGATAAATGTGATTCGTGTCTTCCAATCCATCTATAGAGAAAACAGCATAATCTTCTACTTTTGTCATAATGGATGCTAACTCAGCCCACCAGTCTGGATTGCGAATACTGCCGTTAGTATTGATACCCAAGCTAATGTTGGGGTTATGTTCTTTGAAATATTTAAAAATCTTTAATGTATCTTGACCAGCAGCCGGATCACCATAATTACCGCACATAAACATTTTGTCTAGTTGCTTGATGAAATCTACAGAGAATAACTGTCTTGCTTTTTCTATAGACATGTCACTCTCTGTAAACTCGGTAGTAGTTCTAAGACACTGAGGGCATTTTGCATTGCACGTGGTTGTAGGCTCTAAGTGAAGTATTTTAACGTCACTTAGATTGAACATCATTCTACGTCCACTGATGTGCTATAACTTGTAAAGCCATTCTCTTTAACGACTTTTAACACGTTAGGTACACGACCGGCAAGTTCTTCACGGTGTGATACAAGCCAAATAGATTTATGTCTACGACGGCTCATGTCTTTGAGAATTGCTAGACTGTTCTCAACACCCATTGTGTCAAGACCACTGTCAATCAATTCGTCAATGAATAATGTATTGACCGGAGCATACAAGTTCTCCCATACATCACGGAAAGCAAAACTCAAACCAAGAATCAGTCTGTTTCGTTCACCACGTGATAAGTTGTCAAAGTCAAGTTCACGACCCAATTCCGTAATCTCAACTTGTAAATCATTCTTAAAGACAACATTATGGGGAAGCCCGATCTTGTCTAGGTAGTGAGTTAGTCGTTGATTTAGGTAACTCAAGTTCTGGTCAATGATTTTCTTACGAACAAAACTGTCTTTACTAGTCAACAAGTCAAGTAAGAACTTCTGGTGTTCCATAGTCTTAGTAATCTCGTTGATTTTGTCAAACTTTACTTCCTGAAGAGCCTGCGACTCCATCTCAGAAATTTGTTCTTGGTAAGGATCAGTCTCGCCCGCCCTCCCCTCAATTTGAGATAATAATGATGAAACCTTTGATCTATGCTCGATTGCTTGTGCTTCGGTATCGTAATGAGTAGATGGACGCTTGCCAAGAGTGACGCTAGGTGTCTCAAACAATTGCTCACTGAAGGGGTTATCCTCTGACTCTTTGGAATCGATCTGCTTTCTGATATTGTCAATTTCTGTTGACTGTCGAACAGCTTCAGCTTCTGTCTTATAATGTGTAACAGGTTTCTCTCCTACTTCAATCGGACCAGCAAGTAGTTCATCAAGTTGGAATTTCAAGTCATCTAAATGACTCTTGCTAGTATTCCACAATTCAATTTTACTGTTTAGTACAGTAGTATGTTGGTCATCATGGAAATCTTGACCACAAGCATAACACTTGTGTTCTTTTAGTGTCTCAACTTCAGCCGTAAGTTTCTCGTAGTTCTTACCTTCTTTGGTAATCTCTTTACGCAAACTATCAATCTTGCTGTCGTACAATGTTTTCATCTGGACTTGCTTATTGTGTTCAGCCAAGTCTTTGTGTGCTTGTAGTTCAGCATCGAAATCGATATGGCTCAACTCGTCCATCTTTTGCTTGAGAGCCATGATATCTTTATCTTGTTTTTGCATCCAAGCAGTCTGACGAGCAATCAACGCATCATAGGTTTCTTGTTGCTTCTTTTGCTGATTCCAAATAGTCAACTCTTTGTGAGCCAATAACTCAGCGTCAATGTCAATCTTACTCAATTCATCATAGGTAAGTGCAAGAGTAGACAAATCTTCATCGTGCTTTTTTTGCCACAATGTCTGACGGCGTTTAATAGCGTCAATCTGTTCCTTGACACGTTTGTTAGCTTCTTCAACGGCTTTGATACGAAATTCTTCTTGTTGGATATCTTCTTTAGACTGTTTAATCAAGTCTTTAACAACTTCTGCCTTTTCAGAAAGCAAGGTGATACCCAATAGTTGCTCAATGATTTCACGTTGTTCGTTGTTTTTCAGTGCAAGGAATGGCTCAGAATAAGTGTTCAACACAACAATGTGCTTGAACATTTCCGGGCTCATATTCAACACTCGCTCAATAGCAGCCTGTGTTTCTTTGTTCTCGCCTTGTTGATCCTCAGTAGCTTTCTGTTGAACATCGTTAACATAGAACTTGAGAACGTTTGGTTTACGACCACGTTCGATCTTATAGTCAGTGCCGTTTACGTTAAACTCTAACGTAACCATCATGCCCTTACCGTTTGTACGATTGACTAAGTTATCTTTGCGAATGTTGTTAATGGGCTGACCGAATAACGCATAGGCAAGACCCTGAATAAGAGTAGTCTTACCTGTACCGTTACGTGCGCCATCGCCACCTAAGTCTAAGTTCTCACCTAGAATAAGTGTAATGTCTTTCTTGTCAAACTCAACTGCTTGTGTTACGTTGCCAATACTTAAAAAATTACG